GGTGCCAAGAACTGGGGTAATAAGTCCAGTGGCCGTTCGTAAGACAAAGAAAGGCGCAGCGTTAAAACGCTGGTTTAAGGAAGATTGGAAAGACGTTCGCACGGGAAAAGCCTGCGGACGCAAAGAAGGTGAAAAGAGGGGCACGCCTTACTGTAGACCCACCAAACGAGTTTCCAGTAAGACCCCCAAAACCTCTGGTGAGATGACTGCATCCGAGAAACGATCTCGGATAGCCCAGAAGAAACGGCTTGGTCAACCAGCAGGAGCACCGAAGAGAGTCCAATCTTTGAAACGCAAGAAGAAGGTGGCGAAGAAAAAATAGATGGCTACTTCCGGTACAGCAACATTCAACATGGACTTCACGGAGATCGCTGAAGAAGCGTGGGAACGTGCGGGCCGTGAAATGCGTTCGGGCTACGACCTGCGTACTGCACGTAGGTCTATGAATCTTCTCACTATCGAGTGGCAGAACCGTGGCATCAATATGTGGACGATTGAGGAAGGCACTGTCAACCTCACTGAAGGAACTGCGACGTATAACCTACCGGCGGATACCATTGATTTGCTTGAGCACGTTATACGTACTGGTAGCGGCAGCGTTACTACTCAGGCTGATCTCAACATATCTCGAATAAGCGTCTCCACCTACGCTAGTATCCCTAACAAGTTAAGCCGGGGTCGTCCGATACAGCTTTATATAGACCGTGGGCAAGCTAATCCTACGGCTACTGTGTGGCCTGTCCCTGATGCGTCAAGCACGTATGTACTGACTTACTGGCGTATGCGCCGTATTCAAGATGCGGGAAGCGGTGTAGAAACACCCGATGTGAACTTCAGATTCCTGCCCTGCTTAGTTGCAGGGCTTGCGTATTATATCGCGCAGAAAGACCCAGAATTGGCACCGCGTGTACCAATGCTGCAAACAGAATACGAAAGACAGTTTGACTTAGCTGCACAAGAGGACAGAGAAAAAGCTTCTATTAGTTTAGTACCGCGAATGTATGGCGTGAGGTAGCTATGAGCCAAAGGTTTGCTTCAGGCGCTAAAGCTCTTGCTATATGCGACATATGTGGATTTCAGTACGAACTTAGAGAGCTTAGAAACTTAGTTAAGAAGAATAAGGTTACAGAACTAAAAGCGTGTCCAGAATGCTGGAACCCAGACCACCCGCAGAACAGGTTGGGTGAGTTCCCAGTAGATGACCCGCAAGCAATACGTAACCCAAGACCAGACTTCGCGGAGCTTCCGGCTAGTAGGGCACATATACAACCAGCCAACGCAAACAACATGAGTGCGTTTGGACAAGTAGGCGAAGTAACGATTTCAATCACGTAGAGGTTTGAAAATGAAACGAGAAAGCAAAAAGGCACCAAAGGTTATTGAGTTTCCTGACCAGCCTGTAGAGTACAAAGTTGAGTGCTGCAACCAGCCTATCAACATGAAGACCAGCGGCGTCAAGATGCGCGGTACTGGTGCTGCTACTAAAGGCACAATGGCACGGGGGCCAATGGCGTAGTGAACTACACCGAGTTAAAAGCGAATGTAGAAGACATCTGCGAGCAGACGTTCACGGCAGATCAACATGCCATGTTTGCAGAACAGGCCGAGCAAAAGATATACAGCACGGTACAGATTCCTGCGCTTCGTAAAAACCAGACAGGTAGTCTGACTACTGGAAACAAGTATCTGACAATGCCTACGGGTATGTTGTACGTGTTTTCTCTGGCGATTGTCAGCGGTAGTGACTATATCTACCTGTTGGATAAGGACTCTAACTTTATGCGTGAGGCTTATCCGAACCCTTCTACAACTGGCACGCCCAAGCATTACGCAATATTTGACCAGAACAGCTTTATTGTAGGGCCAACACCAGACGCTAATTATGCGGCTGAGATACATTTTGGCTACTACCCAGAGTCTATTGTTACTGCGGGTAACACTTGGCTAGGCGATGAGTTTGATTCTGCGTTGTTGAACGGTGCTCTGGTTGAAGCGATACGCTTTCAGAAAGGTGAACCTGACATGGTGGCCCTGTACGAGAAGATGTATGTACAGGCTGTGGCCCTGCTGAAGAACCTCGGTGACGGCAAGCTTCGTGAGGATACCTATCGCTCTGGACAGGTTAGGAGAGAAGTCGCTTGATCGGTTCACAAAGTGTAGTTGAGATAGGTAACGTCACAGTAAAGACAGTCTCTAACAGAGGGTTTACCCCAGAAGAGCTGGCTGAACAGGCGCTAGACAAGATTATTTATGTAGGAGGCAACTGCCATCCGGCCATACGGGATCAGGCAGAGGCGTTTAAAAATCAGATTCGTGGTGTGTTAGTAGAGAGCATGAAACAAGCTATTCGATCTGACCGCACTACTTTGGCAAACCAATTCCGCGCCGCTGGGCATCCGGAACTTGTAAAACTACTGGAGAGCTAATAATGGCTATTACCGTAACCACAGCGATGCCCACCAGCTTCAAAGTTGAGCTGCTCAAGGGCTTACATGACCTGCAAAACGGCGCTGATGTTTTGAAGATTGCACTGTTGAAGGCAACTGCTTCAGGCACAGGCACCTATGGCGCAGCCAGCACTAACTATTCTGACATTACTGGCAATACTGATGAGACTAGTGGCACAGGCTACAGCGCAGGTGGTAACACCCTGACTAACGTAACTCCTGTTGCTGACGGCACTACTGCTATCTGTGACTTTGCTGACACTACTTGGTCAAGCGCGTCTTTTACTACAAGTGGCGCAATGATCTACAACACCAATAATGCTAACTCTGCATGTGCGGTATTGAGCTTTGGTGGGGATCAGACCGTTAGTTCTGGCGACTTCCAGATTCAGTTCCCTGCTCCTGCGGCTGCTACTGCGATTATTCGCATCGCCTAATAGGACTGCCTCATGGCTTACTCAGGGCCAACAAGCGGCTTTGGTGAACGAGGCTGGGGCGAAAACAGTTGGGGTGGTATAGGTACCATCCTAGACCTCGGGGCGACTTGGGGTAATAACGGCTGGGGCGAAGGTGCTTGGGGGGACAACGGTAATGTCTCTGTACAAGGCACTGGAGCAGTAGGAACAGTCTCTATTGCTGTATCGGAAAACATAATTCCGGTAGGAGTAGAAGGCACAGGTGCAATAGGCACCGTCGCAATAAACGTCGGAGACTCCGTAGTTGTAGATGGAGTTGAAGGCACCGGGGCTGTAGGTACCGTAGTAACGAACTACAGCAGTGTCCAGATACCCACAGGGGTGCAGGGCACAGGCCAGATGGGTGGCTTTGTTGTCGTAGTTGATGACATCGTAATCCCAGTAGGCGTTGAAGGAACCGGTGCGGTAGGTACAGTTGGTATATTCATTGCCGACATTGTTGTACCAGACGGTGTAAGTGCTACAGGTTCTATAGGGGACGTAACAACTCAAGTGACCTTTGCGGTCTCTGGGGTAAGCGGAACCGGAGAGCTTGGCGACGAAGGCGATACTGTAGTTCCTGTATTCGATGGGGTTGCAGCAACCGGAGCCATAGGCACAGCAGTACCGGCCTACAACTGGACTGTGTACCCAACTGGGGTAAGCGGAACAGGCGCGATAGGAGAAGACGGCGCTACCGTAGTTCCAGTAATATCAGGAGTGGCGGGAACCGGTGCAGTAGGCACCGTAGCGATTTCGGTAGATGATTCGATTATTCCTACGGGAGTATCAGGAACAGGTGCAGTTGGTGACGTAAGTTTCTTTATATGGACTACAATAGACGACAGCCAAACACCAAATTGGGTAGATGTAACAGACACACAAACGCCCGGATGGGTGGATATAGACAAAGCCGCCTAGGAGCTGACAAATGGCTACTTATGTAAACAACTTAAGACTCAAAGAAATTACCACGGGTGACGAAGACGGCACTTGGGGCACGAGTACAAACACCAACCTTGAGCTAATCACAGACGGTTTTAGCTACGGTACGAAGCAGTTAGCAGCAGATGCTAATGAAACTTTCACAATGCCTGACGGCAGTGCTGATGACAGCCGTTCTTTCTACCTGAAGATTACTTCTGCTGTATCGCTCACAGCTACCAGAGAGGTGACTCTCGGGCCAAACACTGTATCTAAGGTATGGATGATCGAGAACGCTACTACCGGTAG